GGCAACATTGTTGAACCACCCCAAGCATCATACATTATTGAACCGCATATCTCGTTATCGTTATCATCAAAATATTTGCCTTGGTCATACACTTTAGCACGACTTAAAAAGCTATATGTGCGTATCACCTCATCGTCACTTAATGATTCTCTTCCGCTTAACTGCCTTGCTCTTGTCCAGCCTACACTTGTACCGCACTGGCTGCCATTATCTTCTTTATGCTGCAATGCTTTCTTTGCTGCATTTGTTGCTGACTGTGGATAGTTACTGTACGGCATCGCTTGTAGGTTCTATCTTTATGTTAGACGCTAAAGGCAATTCATAACTATCTCCACCGGCATAAGGATTCATGTTTTCCTTAATTCTTATTTCGTTAGGTGACATTGCTAATACATTGCGCATGGTAGTGTAATAAGATGATCTCGCTGCCACATCTCCACGCAATAAGCCATCAAGATTAAAACGAGTGCAATAATTATATTTTTCTGCCTCAAAAAATATCTTCCTATTAAATTCTGCCTCTATCGTTTCACAAAGTGGCATTATCGTATAATTAACAAACATCTGGCTAAGTTGCTCCATATTGCTAAATGTTGCTTTATCCATATCTTCTAACAAAACACCTGGCACACCAGTCATGCGAGCAATGTCCGCAATGGTTGCCTTCTTAGTTTCATTAAAAGCTGCATCGTTAGGATTAAGACCTACTTTCTGAAAGTCCATACCTTCTTCCAAGATAGCAGTACCTCCAGCGTTTTGACTTCCACCAAAAGCACGATTAAAAGATGACTTCAATCTGTCATATGCCTCATTTGTTAACTTGCCAGGATGTTTTAATACACCATTTAAGTGAGCGCCATTCTTATAAAAGTTAGCACCATAATTTCGATTTGCTAAAGCCAAGCCGTAATTATCTCTGTGAAGATCAGGCATTTTAAATGCTTCGATTCCATTCCATGTTAAATTAGGAATGTGAATCATATTTTCACAACTAAATTTTTTATTACTTTTTTTACTTTTAAACATTAACTCACCTCTCGTATTGTAATAGCTTTCTATTTGAGTAGGATCAAGAATTGTAAAGCTATTTATTCTTTGAGTAATGCTATTTCTATTTATAGATGCGTAAAACACACCATGACTAAGGTAGTGTAATACTAAAGTTTTATAAAATGTATGAGCTGTGTAATAATCGTTAGGTTCACGAGCAATTACTTTTAAGTTAGGATGCTCCTTTGCTATCCGTATGCCTCCATTATCCATCTTCTCTATAATGTCAAACGGCAAGGATGCAATAACACCGCCAAGTATTTGTGTAGCACGGTAAAAAGCAGGAAGACCAATAATTGAATATTCATCAACCGCTACACCAGCTGCAGATCCTCTTTGAAACAATGCGCCTAATGTATCACCGTTGATAGGTGTACTTGGATTTTCAATACTGGCACGAGTATTAGAAAAAAAAGACCGCATGGTATTAATTATTCCCATGCGGCAAATATAAACCAAGTTAGTATGAAGTAATTTACTTTAGGTAACAAGTTAAATAAACTTAATCTCCATGTAAACGCTTTTGGCTTTACGGAAACTATTGTATGTTGTATATTTTTCATCAAGACCTAAATCCTCTCTCTCCTGTTCCAATTTCTGCCACGCTTCTTGATGTGTACGACATTCACCGGATAGCTCATAAAATCTATGAAAGTATCCGCTTGTTGAATTAATCTGTCTAACCTGTTGTGCATACTCGTGTTTGCGCATTAAATTCTCCATAATTAAAAGGTTTTTATTTTAATTAGGTACATTTTATAACATCAATAATCCACTTTCCCTTTCCTTCCCCTCGTATATCGTTGGTTTATCGCCTTGCATTATCTGCGCGTAGGCCATGACCATTGCTACCGCTCCATCCACCTTTTCAGTACTTTTTGCTTTATCTATCTTTATGTTTCCAGCAGGATCTAACCGCAAAATTACATTGGACATCATCCATTCTAATACTGGGTTGCCATCATGTGTAATCTCATTACTTAAAAACAACTTTTCTATTTCTTTGGTTGGTGCAGACATAGAAATAAAACCCTGTCCAAATGGCTTCATGGTTGCGCCATCGTTTGTCAACTGGATAACAAGCTGCGAGGCATTCCATCTGTCAAAACAAATACATTCTATTTTATACTTTGCCGTTATTTCTATTACTTTGCTTTTAATAAAATCATAATCCGTTACATTGCCATCTGTCATAATTAGATGCCCATCCTGTTGCCATTGCAAGTAGGGCACACCATCACTAAGTGATCGCTCCCTAACATTGTCCTCTGGGCAAAAGTAATAAGATTTTATATGTGGCTTAGTTAATCCATCTTGCACCGGAAAACAAAGTACAAGTGCGCAAATGTCACGCGTGGATGCAAGGTCTAATCCAGCAAAGCATTTCTTATTATACAGCGTAGCATCATCAATAAATAATCTGGTTGCATCAATGTAAGACTGGGAAATCCAAACGGAAGATGTTGATGTCCATACATTTAAATTCTTAGTCATAAATTGTATCTGCGCTGCAGCACCTTCGTTTAATGCTTTTTGGAATTGATCATCCATGTAACTTATGTACGGAGTGACACCAAGGTTAGGATTGCTTTTTGTCCAGTTCTTCTTATCCTGCCAGTCATCTCCTTCGTCAAGACAAAACAATAAAGCAAAAACAGATTCATCTACTTTTCTTTTCTCCAAAATATCCACCATAACTTTTCTTAACTGGAAACATGGTGATTCACGATTAAATCCTGCAGTAGTGGTAATAAGAAGTAAAGGCTGAAATCTTGCTCCCATACCTGTCTCCATTACACTTAAAACGTCACTACTTTTATGCGAATGGTATTCGTCAATACCTGAAAAGTGCGGATTTAATCCATCTAAAGTATCTGCCTCTGATGCAACTGCTTCAAATTTAGAATTTGTGGTAGGTACATTACAATTATATTTTAAAACGTTTACCAACTTGTTAAAAGTCTTTGAATCTGCCTTTAATGATTTAAGCATTACCTTCGCAGTATCAAAAGCAATCCTTGCCTGATCCCTTGTCGTTGCAGCCGTGTACACCTCCGCTCCCGTTTCATTGTCCAATAGGAAACAATACACCGCAATCGCAGCTGCAAGCTCCGTTTTGCCGTTCTTCCTTGCAATCTCAAGGTAAGCCTTGCGGAAGCGTCTGCCACCAGTCTTTTTTTGCCATCCAAATAATACCTTAATAAAAAACTCTTGGAAAGGTTGGATATTAAACCGCTGCCCGGCAAACTCGCCCTTGGTGTGGCGCAGTGCAGAAATAAAGGAGAAAGCCCTGGTTGCCTTCTCCTCTGAAAACACATACTCCCAATCGTTATTTTTTAAATCAGCTAAATGCCTGTCAACTGCCAGCCTTGCATAGTTGCCTAATATTAATCGCCCCGATACAACATCCTCAATAAACTTCATTTAGGTGTTTTAATCTCTATAGCAATAAATCTAAACAAGAAAACAAAAATAACAAAACCAACTGCCTCTAAGTAGTCAATATAGTCAAACCAAAAGAATTTAACAAAGAGCCAATTCCATAAATAGTAAAATGGAACGGCTAAAGCTGTAACCATCATACTCATTACGATTATAAAGATAAATGCTTCATAAATACTTTGCTTCATTAGTTCATTTTTAATAGTTTAGCTATTTCATCGTCTTCATCTTCGTTACTATCTCTAAAATAGTCTAATTTTAAACGGCTGCCAGGATCAAGGCCTAAACTCTTAGAAATCTCTAAGAACATATCCATACTTTGCTTAAATGCTGTCCATTCTGCAGAAACTTGCCTTGCACCGTTTGGATGCACCATTACTGCACCGGCAACTGCAAGAACCTCGGCATTGTATAGCAAATGGCCAATGCAACGCGTAGCAATGCTCAAAAATATGTCGTCAACATCCTTGCTCGCCTTGTGAGCTTGGAGGTGCTCTTTTAATTTCTCATATATCCTAACCTCGTCCTCGTTTAGTTTAAGCAGCGACCTGCCGACTGGTGAAGCGGAAAAGGATTTAATTCTGGAAGGTATCAAAGTACCTTGTAACTCTTTTGTTTTTAATGATTTTGCTCTCATTTTATAACTGTTTGATTATGTTAATGTTAACCCCCCTCTTGGGTATTGATTTGATGTGCGTAAAGT